AAAGATTTCTGTCAATAAATTAGAACAAAAGTTCGACTGTCCGCGAGCGGCGAACAGCCGAGAAATGGAACATGTGTTCGAAATTATAATTTTCTACAAAAATATATGCTATGGTTGACGTATTTATAACCACGTTTTTTTTCTCGTTCTTTTATTTCTTTTTCTATTTTTTTCACTTCTTTAAAACGGAAAAAGTTAAACGGGTCTAAATATTCCTTACATAAAATATCACAGATTTCTTTTGAGGTTTCTATTGTGATGTCACTGTCTCTTTTCGGTCCTAGAAATCTTTCTCTTTTTGAATAGTAAATAATAACTTCCATATATGTCTCCTTACTGTTTTTTGTTCTCGTTTCTTGTTTCTGTAATTATAATACCGCGCTATATAGAAAATGTCAACACATATTTTAAAAATTTAAAATTTTACAAAAAATTTTCTAGGGAATTTAATCCCTAGAAAATCTATTTTTTAACAGCACGTTAAAATGTCTCCGGTGAAGTTCGGCACGAACACGCTCAAATTAGTTACTCCGGTGTAGTGGCCTTTCGAGGAATCATACAATAATTTCAATGTTACTTTGCCGTTCGCGAATTTTAATTCGCCGTTTACCATATCATAAGTACCAGTTTTTCCCGGAAAAACTGCGACAGTAATTTCAATTGTTAATGGGTTAGTTGTAGTTGCCCTAATTGGCTGGACGCACGTAGCGATTTCAATTTCAGAAAGCGCGCTCAAGTCCGTAACATTTAATTTCAGCCCAAATACTCCACCAATTAAATTCATCTTATCCTTTTCAACTGTCGCTTTTAGGGTCAAGTCTGTAATTTGGGTTGCTTTTCCGCTTGGAGTGAGTGTAAGAGTTTCATAAGTGCGGTACATTCCTGCGTTTGAACCGCTTAACAATGCATTACAAATGGCAATACCTAATTCATTGGACGCGCTCGCGGTCGGATGAATTAAATCCGCTTTATAATAATTGCTCGGCAACCCCGCCATTACATACTCGACACCATTTAAATAAGTTACTTTTCCTGCGGTGGAATAGTTCGGTGCTTTCCGGTAAACTTCGACAATGTTTTTTAGTTGTGATATATATTTATCTCGATTCCCAAATCCGGTAGCCATCCACCCAATACAACCTACATGAATTTTAGCATTAGGAAAATAGCTTATCGCATTTGTGAAGAATCTACGCATGGCGTTTGTCACGTTTGCCATAGTAGTTTTCGCGTCAGCAATTGCGCTCGCGTCATTTAATCCCCCACACACAATAACATCACTTATATTTTCCCTTTCCTCTTTTGACATATTATTATAAGTTTCTGTCAACAAATCTCCGAAAGTTTTTGCCGCGTTTCCAACGAATCCTGAACCACCTAAACCGTTAAGCGTCACACTATTATTTTCACCTAAACAAATTCGTAAAAATGCACCCCAACTTGAACTTTCCATTTCTTGTGAATTATAGGCTAAGTAACTATCGCCAATACAAAGCACGTTTCTAGTAATAAGTGATTTTTTAAGTTTTTCAACTTCCTCTCTATAAGTCTCTATCTGTGAGTTATAGTTGCCACTTAAGACCCAGTATTCATTATTTGTAATTTCAATACCAACAGGGACTGTTTTTTTGCTGGTATAACTATTACCTAAATAAGTCACAATTGTTAGTGGCTCATACGCTATACCACTTTTCCATTCTGTACTGCCGTTTTCGTCCGAGAAAAAACTCGGCACATATCTTGCCCCTATATACTGCCTTACTGCCATTTTTATGACCTCTCTTTCTAATATGATAAAATTAATCTCCCGTATTCAGTCCCTTTTATATCAATATCTACACCCTGTGTATTAAATACAATTTCTTCCCACCGTTCCGGTATATTATAAATGATATACCCCGCGCTAGAAATTTCTACAAAAATCATTGTAGCAAGGTATTTTTCAACGATTTTTCTAACTCCTATACTGTCGAAGTTTTCAAGCGTTTTTTCAATTTCTGCAATCTGTTTTCTCAGTTCTTCTATCTCTTCTTCTGTTTTATTATCCTCGCCGGTGTATTCTTTTATTTTTTTTTCAATCAAAAGAACCCGGTCAAGCAACGTCATGCTATCGCTGTAGACAATCGGCTGTGGTGGAAAGCCACCGCCGCAGTTAATAAAATCACTCATTTTATCACCTCTTTTCTAATAAATCAACATGAACAAGTCGCAACACTCATCACATATCATCTTATTAATATTTAGAATATTCTCTCTTATTTTTTTTATTTCTTCTTGATAACTTCCAGAAAAACCTTTTTCTTCATGCTTTGAAGTTCTGTTTTTATCATCAATGTTTTTCGAAACTGTACTAGAAGCGCCGGAATCTGAACTTGTTTTTTTCTCTGAATTTTCTACAGAATTTTTATTCTGTCCCCGCGTCATTCCGCTTGCATAGTCGTTTTGCGAAAAATTAATCTGTGGCGCGTCACTTGTAATATTCTGCGAATCACTTGTACTTGAACCCTTGCCGCTTGAACTATCTTCCTTTTTTCCGCTTGTGTTGCCGTTACTTGTGAAATCAGTGATATTTGTTTCATTCACAGTATCAGAAGAACTGAACACACGGTTTATGAGCGGCTCATATTCGAAAAGTGTAGTTCTGTAAAGTTCTTTATAATATGGCATGATTTCAAGCATTTTCTGCTTAAAGGCGAACTTCCATGCGCCCGGCGTTTCGAATCCAATCGATTCGTTGAAAAAAGTATAACATAAATACTTTTCAAATTCAACCTTTATTTTTTCATTTTCTACATAAAAAGGAAAATCAAAATCAAATAGTTTTGAATAGTATTTTTCTACTAAATCAAAACCACTATTCTCTCCGGCGTACATATTCACACCGCCGTAATACGCTAGTAAAAAACCTATTGAAGAACTAGGATAACCCATGTTGCTCATTTTTCTTCACCGTCCTCACTGTTAGCCATGTCGAACTGTTGATATACACCACTAACATCGATTCTGCTAAGCGGCTCAACGTCAATATCTTTCTCGGTTAATCCGAATACTTTTTGAATCTGTTTACAACTTCTTTTTCTAAGTTCGAGCGCGCTTTTTAGATTAATCTCTGTAATACCGTTATTGCTTTCAACTTCTCCTATTATCATACGTTCTTTTTTTGTGTCTCCATTATTCGCAATTCCGATTTCTGTCAGAAAATCAGAAATTTCCTGCTTCATCAACGCCTGAATATTACTTGCGTTATACGGCACATCAAGGTTTAAAACTTTTAAGCTGGTCATATCGAATTTGTCATTGACCGTTATCCACGGAATGAAATTCGCTAACTGCTTAAAAAGGTTTGAAACGCTCAATTTTGTATTTCGATTTCCTGCACATATATAAGGGGTTCGCAACGCGACTAAGTTCAAGTCACGTGTCAACCTCATAGTCGCCAATGCTTCGGCGTGCATGATAATAATGTCGTTATAAGGATATTGACTGTAGCTATCATATATTAATACACTGTTTTCTTTGGTGTATTCACCTACATAATTATTCGCATATGCGAAACGTATATCTCCGTGATTATAGTTGTCCATTCGTCCGGCTTCGTTAATTTTCGCTACTCCATAAAGTCCCGCTATATCATCCTTAAAAAAGATGGCTTCACCATAATCAAGAAGAATTTCTTCTAAAAATCGCGGCGGAATTTCTTCCGGCAACGTCCATTTAAAGCGTGAAGTATATATATTTCTCAAAAGAAAGTAATAACGCGTATAATACTGTTGATACCGTTCACCTTGATTCATTGTGTTTTTTTCTTTACAAGGATTCATATTTTACCTACTTTCTAAAAATGTTTCACGTGAACATTTTTTTAATTATTTTCAAGGGAAAAATTTCCGACTTCGTTTGTGTGCCAAAAAAACACACCATTTTCAATAATGGAAGTCAATCTTTCTCTTGCCCGGGGTTCAGTGATGCCTTTAAAACTAACGTCCCTGGCCTGTAAATAATTCCATGTACTCCTACTTTTAATATCCGGTTTCGCTAATTCTTCCACTCGGTAACCGTAAACCGTGAAAATGTTGTCAATTTTTTTCAAATATTCTTCTGCACAATGTATCCTAACAAGTCTTATTCCTAAATTTTTATTCCAAAAAGAAGTATAGCCGCCCGCGCTTGTAAAAGACGAGTCGCTCGCCACGTCCGCGTGTTGAATTGTACTGGCAAGAGACACCGCACCGCTAGCCGCGCTAGGCAAATTTCCGCTTAAAGCCGAAATGGTGACGCTGGCCGCCTGAGCTCCTATTGCAATAGAGTTATTCGCCAAGTACGCCTTGAGCGAATCAATCGGGACTCCTAGCTTCGGAAAATCATTATAAGAAATTTGATATTGCTTATTCTCCGCAAGATTACAATAGCTGCGCGGTGTCATTACCATGGTCGGAATGGTGTCCGGCGGTAAGGACACATCAAATGCGGCTTTTTCACCATTGAAATATTCTAGTTTCAAACTTTCTAACGTGGTTTGACCGTTATTCAGTCCGATAAAATTATAAGGATAACAGAAACATTTATTATTTTTCGGTTTATAAGAACCGATAGAATCACCGTATTTATTAAGTGATACACTGAATTTTTTTGTACCAGAAAAAATATAAGGAGCAAGACCAATCGCAATAATGTTGCTAGCTTCTTCTGTGGTCATATTATTAATAGCCGTCTGTATGTCAGCCGCTGTAACGTAAGTATCATACGTACAACCATAGTAAATACCGTTTATAATCTGTTTATCTCTTTCGCTTTCTTTTGTTGTCCAACGCATTAAAAAATAATAAATAGCGTTCGGCGAAGTGTCACTTTCCGCGGTGTCCGGTCTAGGTGGTATTAATCCCTCATGTACTGTAAATCCGGTCGGCGTTGGATATGTCCCACTTTCGCTTATGGTAAACTCGCTAGAATCCGGATAGTTGTATTCATATTGACCAACTTCTAACCCCTCTGGATATGTGTACGCTCCGATTATATCATCTTTTTTCGCAACATGGCTTCTTAAGATATAGCAAGGGTTAATTTCGATTTTTGAAAAGTTTTCTTGCCACACGTCCAACTCAAAAGTGATTAAACAACTATTCACACTTAGCGGTCTCACACCAGTAATAAAAGCGTAGTGATTTTTCTGCTCAATCGGCTTATTTGAAAAGTAAAGGTAATTACAATTAAGCGGTTCAATTTCATTATAAGGAAGTCTAACTGTTATCTGTCCGATTTTAACCGGACTCGCGTTCACTTCCGTTTTTACAGTTTTTGAGAGTAGAAAAGTGTCCAACTCTGAAACCGAATTAAACAACCTTATATTTTTATAACCGTTATCCCACGGTATTCCGGCGCACAAATTAATTGTAGTTTCCGGTGCAATTCCTATGATTTCATGTTGTGTCGGCATATCAATAAAGTTTTCCACTTTTCTTACCTCTCTTTTTTATATTAATGTTTCACGTGAACATTTAGCCAGTGATTGTTACTGTTCCTCTTCCGGTAATTGAATTGTTCCAATGTGCCTTTACGGTCACGGTAAGCGTATCCGCTTTTTCGTCATTCGCAATCATAAGTACATTACTGCCCGGTACAAAGGCGGTATGTGTGGAACTATTTCCACTGACTTCGTAATCAAAAGTCTGTAAGACATAATCGCCAGTTGTCTGTGCTTTTGCTAATGCGGTAATCTTGTACTCACTTCCCTTTTTCGCGTCCGCGATTGATGAGACGTCAATCTGTTTCATACTTACTGTTTTTGTTGTGAACGCGATACAAGGGAAAAAAGGACTATACGAATACATGTTTTTAATGTTGTAAAAATATGTCCAAGTCAAAGCCGCGCCGTTTTTGCTGTCCGACATAACGCGATACTGTTCTCGAACCCTATACCAGCGCATATCAAATAAGGCCACCTTAATGTCATCATTTCCGAAAGAATCAATCACAATCTTATGTGCTTCAATGTCGGCTTTATTCATATTAAACGCGTAAGCTAATACGTCAACGTCAAGGACTGCGTCCACTTCCGGCGTGACCATATAACAGATACCATCAAGAAGTGCGTTACTGTCCGCGCCTGCGATATTTAAATTTTTATTTGGGAATTTCATTTTTCCAATCCAAGTTTTCATTGCAATGGTCAAAGCCTTTGCGCTTGCTTCGTCTGTTGGTTCGGCTACCTGCACTGGAAAAAGTTGTGATGAATTATACGCCGAAACGATTAACTGTTTCATGGAAAGATATTCATCCCATTCCGCACCGGAAACAGTCGATTCTACTTTCGCGCGAATCAAATCCATGATTCCGTATTCAGTCTGAAAGGCGTTTCTCATATTGTCGTAAGTAACCGTGATAGGATACTGGAGGGCAGGAGACATATGATGATAAGCCGCTAAGACTTCACCTTCATAATATTTATAAAGAACGGACGCGTCAGCGAATCCGTCAAATACCCGTCCTTTTGCCATGTTGACAAAAATCTCCTGTTCGGTTGCGCCGTATCGCATTGGATTACTTTTCAACATCCCAAGCGGATTTCTAAAGTATGCGGAGTTAATACGCCCCTGTACCACCTGCTCAATTAATGCAGAAGCGAACGCGCTTCGGATTACTTCCACATTTAAAATCTGCTCATAAACTGACGCTATATTTTCGAGCGTCACTTTCGGCAGTCTGTCGACAGGAAGTAAACCACTATTTCGCATAGCGTTTAAAATATTAACGTTCGTTGGTTTTACATTTTCCATTATACAACCTCTCTTCCTATTCTGTAGAACCGTCAAAATCTAAGTCCTCAATTTTAACTTCTTCTTTTTCTTCTTCTTTTTCTTCTTCTTTCGGTTTTCGAGTGATTTCTTCAACGAATCTTTCTGTATATTTCTTTTTTAATTCGTTGTATTTTTTCTCCCATTCTCCGGAATTTGTTTCGCCACATCTTAACGCTTCGAAAACTTCCTCATTTTCCGCTACGTCTAAGACTTCAGCAACCTTTTTAATAGCTTCTTCGAATGTCATTTTTTACCTCACTTTCTAAAAAAATTATTTATTTTTCCACGGTATAGAATTTTTTTATTACCGTAAAAAACATTTTTCAACACGCTTACTTCTGGCGGTGGCGGTGTCGGCGGCTTGCCGCTTAAATATGTGTACCAATCACGTCCATACTGTTTACGTTGTTCTGTTGCAGGAATCCCTGCGCGCTCAAATCCTGCGTAAAAAGCTTGCGTGGCGGTGTCAACATCTGTTAATTGTTTAAATTCTTCGAACGTATAACCACTATTTTTCACTGACCATTGCCCAGACGGAATCGGCTTATTCATTGCTACAACTTGCTGTGTACCGTCTTCCCAGTCATAACCGTTGGCGGTTGCATAGTCTGTATAATTCGTGGAAGGTGTCCACTGATAAAGTCCGTAGCCGCCAACCGTAGTTCCGATTGGATAACCATGTTGCCATTGCGCCGGATTCATGCCACTTTCTTGCTGTGCATTTCCTAACATGCCGGAAATTGCTTCTAGTGTCCATTCGTCTTTTAAGATATTATAAATCTCTTCGACATTATCTTGCATTTCAGATTGAGACAGCGCGCCGAATTGATTTGTTTCAACATAATGCCACATGGTTAGAACCCTTTAACGAACGCGTCAAATCCTGCGTTAATAATCTGATTTCGATATTTAATAGCATTACTTTCTGATTCAAACGCTCCGCACTGGACACGATAAAAATTATCCTCTTTCGGCGTAATAAAACAGTTAAAGCCTTTTGTGGTAAGCTGTTTTTTTAATTTTTCCGCATTTTCTTTTCTTGCGAACGCCCCAACCTGCACTTTATATAATTTAGAATTGCTTTTCTTTTCTTCTAAATTATAACATACTTTAAAAGTCTGTGCAATAGCCTGCGCTATTTTCTCCTGTGAATTTTTTAATACTGAAATATCATGATAATTTGTGATAAAGCCACATTCCAACAACGCATACGGTGTATCAATTGTATCACAATAATTCATGTTCAATAAGTCTTTTCTAAGTTTTACACCGCGATTAGTAAATCCGCAATTTGAAACTTTTTCCGCAAGCGTCCGAGAAAAGACACTATCTCGCTTGCATAAGACCTCCACGCCCTGCGCGGTTTTATTCGCGTGCGAATTCAAATGAAGTTCTAATACAAAATCAACAGTTTTAAAAAGTTCTTTCGCACCGTTTGCATTATTTTTAATATCGCGATAGCAATTTCGATTTACATCATACAGAACACTTTCGGCTATTGTGTTTAAAGCTGATACCGTATAATCCGCTAATTCTCTTGTTAAATCCGCTTCGCGGAATCCGTTTCCAACTGCTCCGCAATCCCCCGCGCCATGACCCGCAATCACAAGTATTTTCATTTTTCTATTCCTCTCTTTCTAATAAATCCTCTAATATATTTTTTAATTTTTCCGGATATTTTACCCCGATTCTGCCGCCATTTTCTAATATGCTAATGCAATCATTAACCGCAAAAAATGTAATAATCATATCGCGCAAGCCTTTTATATCAAACATATCTCCCGCGTATTTCGCCATACACACGAAAAGTAACATTGTTAATTTTTTCAAAATCCCTTTAAAACCTGCTTTGCTTGATAAGTGGCCGTTTTTTGTTTTTTCGCTTTTTCCAAGTACGGCGGCTATAATTCCGGTTGCATAATCAACTGTCATAATCACAAGTAAACCTATAAACAAGTTATCGAACCCACCGAAAATCTGGCTTAAAATTCCTACTAATCCACCTAGTAAAATACTCCATTCTGTTCTCACTTTTTCACTCTCCTATTTTTTCGCGGTTTTACGGTGGCTTAAGATTGCCACCGCGCCGCTGTTTTTATATAAACCGCGTCCGGTAATCACTCCGGCCTGCAACGTGTTTTCCCACGTGATTAAAAATGTTACGCGGTATATATCTAGTATAAATTACGAATATAATTAAAAATCAATCCGCTTACTAATATATATCTTGATTCTAAAAGATATTTAGTGTCAATATCTTTCTCTATAACTTCCACCTGCACCAACCTTTTTTCTAATATTTTTAAATATGCATAGACTTCGAATTTATCGCTTTCATGTTCTTTCTCTTTTGTTGCTTTTTTTAAATTTTCTTCAGTTGTTAATTCTAATAATTCTTCAGTTGTTAATTCTAATAATTCTTGTGTTGTCATTTTATATTTTCTCTCTTTCTGTTCTGTTCTGTCTTGTTTCTATATATACAATACCACTTGTTTTATTTTTTGTCAACTGCTTTGAAAAATTTTTAAAAAATTTCTCTACCAATTAAATGAAGAAAAGCGTCTTTTGATTTCAAATCACAAAATCGGACTTGTCCTTGTGAATATGCTTCTATCAAGGTCTGTGCTAAACCACTAAACCGCGTTAAAAGTATGGTATTTTCGCCGTGGTCGGCATTGTCAAGCGTAAAACATTTCGCGTCTTTGTCAATCTTCTGATTAATATAAAGCATGCTGTCCCTATGACATTCACGGATTGCAAACCGTTCACCATTCTGCACGAATGTTAAAAGGTATGTGCTTTTTCCGGTTAAACTAGCTATAAATTCATTATCGTTATAAATTCCTATATTTTTCGTGGCATATTGGACATGGCGGTTTTCCGCGAATGCCTTTGAAATGCCAAGTTCACTTGTCTGTTTTTTTGCTGATTCATTTACCGTTTCCACATAAATATAAGAATCTCCTCGGATAATTCCGTTTTTGTCCGGTCTCTCTCGATAGCAACCTAGTTGCAATAGATAAGGATTTATCTGCGAATAAGAGTTTCCGAGCAAAAAAAACTCAACTTCTTTTCCTTGTTTTCCACCGCCCCTAGATATTGTATAAGCGACTGATAAATATTTATCTACTTCATTTTTAAGATAATCTTCTGTTTTCTCAAGCTGAAATTCGTCTAGCCCCGCGCGTTTTACTTTATCGAATATCGGACTATATTTTTTTAATTTATCGCAGTCAGAAATTGAAATGGCAAAACCGATAATTTCATCACGGTTCATAATTTGTCGTATGATACCACTTGCAATCGGTATTGAACTTATTTCCATATCGGAAAACTTGTCTGCTAACACGCACGAAAAAATACTATCCACGCCTAACATCTCTGAACGTGTACGGTATTCTAATACAAATTGACCATTTCCGGCGCGAAACTGCTTGATAAAATACCATAATAAAGAATATGTCTTGCCGCCGCTCCGATTCGTGGCAAATATTCGAATAGACGGCTTTTCATGGTTTCTATCTGTAATTTCTAAATAGTCCATTACATTAAAAAAATCCTTGTCGTAATTATGCGTTGGTTCTTCTTTTTTCATGTTATTTCCTTTAAAATGTTTCACGTGAAACATTCTTGAATCACGTGAAACAAAATGTAAACTTCGTGTATAGAAAGTTGTGCTAAATTAAATAGAAGCGTAATAATATTCGCGTCCTGCGTTACTTTTTCTAGTTTTAATAATGACGTCCATATCTTTTGCGCCGTCTGCGATTTCATCCTCGAATATGTCGGCTATAACCTGCATAGATTCAATCATTGTCGGAGAAATTGTTCCAATGAAATCTCCCTTAGTGGTCTTAATAACTACGGTCTTTACTTCGTCACCGTCCTTATTAGTTGTAATTCCGAAGATAATTCCGGAAACTTTTACAGTTGTATTTTTAAAATCGGTAACAGCACTCGCGTCATTGTTTGCGCGAACAAGGTCTTTTTTGTCTGTAATGTTGTAAGTTTTTGTAATTTTCATGATATTTTTCCTCTCTTTTCTTTAATTTTTTGTTTTTCTTTTCTTTAATTTTTTTGTTTTTCTTTTAACTGTTGTTAATCGACTAGTTTTGAATACTTAATAAAATCTTCGTCGGAAAGTTCGCGTTTTTCCCGTACCGTCTTTTTATAAACAAGCGCATAATTAGTGGAAACAAATCCGCGTTCTTCTAAGACTTTCTTCGCCGCCTTTGGTGAATATGTGTTCTTCGGTAGTTCGATTTCGTCCGCTATTTCTTTTGTTTCTTTGTTAATGACTTCGTAGACGTGGTACTTTGTGATTGTTCTAATCATTTTTTTCTTACCTCTCTTTCTTGTTCTTGTTATTTTATTTTAAAATGTTTCACGTGAAACATTTAAAATCTATCTTCTAATACGACACCTATTGGCGTCATATCGTAAACACTAAGAAAAACGGGTCTGTAAATACTGCAAGTTAATGAATCAGTCACGCCGCGCCTCAAGTCTCGTGTTAACATAAATTGATATATATGTTCGCTACACCATGTAATATCAGTGTAGTAAATTGCCTCACCGTTCTCCATATAATAAAGAGGTTTATCGCGCTGTTTTAAAAAATCTTTTACTTTTTCGGACATTGTCGAAAGTTTTCTTTCGTACTCATATCCCGGAACGAACCTTATTAATTCGTCAACTGATAGCGTCATTGGTCTGTTGCATAAATCTTTTAAATTATCAACAGTTTCTAAAAACCATTTACCGTTAGTTTTAATAATTGTTGTTTGCATTTTTCGTATCTCTCTTTCTGTTATCATAATAACACAACTTTGCTAGAATATCAACTATTTTTTTCAACTTTTTCAAAATCTTTTATTTTCTGACAGGACATAATAATATTAGAATATTCGTCCGTAATCCCTAAAGTGTAGGTGCTTTCCACAATACCGATATTGCTGGAAGTGGTGAACGTGTCGCCATTTACCGTAATTTTGAAAACTTTGTCGGTGTCGTTGTAATAGGCAGTTGACCGCCCCACGTTTTCGAATGTCTTTCCGATTTTAAAATTGCTAACGTTTCCTACAGCCTTTGCGCCTTTTTCTTTTGACATTCCGGCAACAGTAGTCCCGAACACGTACTTGTTTTTCTTTTTATCAAAAGTTTCATAGCAGTATTTTTTCGCACCTAGCGTCTTAAAGGCCTTGTATTCCGCGTCTTTTTCGAATATCCCGGCATAGCATAGTTGGCCTTTTGAATTTTTCGCTACTAAACAAGTGTCGCTTTTTTTCGCTTCTTCTATCAATTTTCTATTGTAATCTTCGAACGCTAATTCGTGGTCATTAAAATATTTATCGGAATCGGTGTCTACATACACGGTGTCATTTCCAGTAATTCGAATCGCGTCATAAAGCTGTGCGCGTCCGTATGCGGGAACAAATACACCTTGCTGATAAATTAAAAAATTCTTCTGTGATTTATAAAAACTTTCCAAGTCTTTTTTTAACTTTTCAGCGTCAGCCTTTACGCTTGACCATTCGCCGCCGCTCCAATTTATTATATCGTGAGATATATCTGTAATTTCCATTCCGAACGCGCCATTTAACTTATTTTTGCTTTTCATATATTCGTAATAGGCGGCTTCTATTCCTTTAAGTTTCGTTTTCGCTTCGTAAAATTCCAGATTCTGCTGTCGATATTCAAGTGACATGCGCTCTTTTCTACAATACATAAATTTAACAATCTGGAAAGAAGATATATTATACACTTCTTTTATAATCTCATAATCGACATTCGTGATAGTTGTCATGATTTCTTTCGCAGACAGAACTTTTCCGTTGTCATTTAAAATGTCGCAATGCTCCTTGCATTTTGATATAGAAATATAAGGAATCGGCGTTTTTGGCTTCGTTTCTATATTAAAAAATCGAACCGTAAAAATGCAAGCGTAATTTTCACATAAAAAGTCTAATTCTTTTTTCGATTCGATTCTAATTTCCGACCATTTACCGATAGGAAAAAGTTTACTTTCAGACTGGTATGGATAACTACTTTGAATATCTCTGCTATGAAGATTTTTTAAAATCTGATTCGAATAAAACCGGTTCGCGTGAGCTACACCGCCGGACACCGCGTCACGGCACTGCGTGTATTCTTCCGGTGAAAGCGCGGAAGATAGAAAAATAGTACGATTCATAGGATTAGTGGCTACAGCGTCTCGGAAATCATTTCGCACGTATCCGGTAGAAGTGAGCGGAATCCTTAATATATCATACTCCGTTAACTTCTCCGCAATACACTCACACAAGCCACGCACATCATTATAGTTATAAGCCTTTTCATGCTCTGTCAACTGTGTTCGCAGTGTACGAATTTTTTTATAATTAAATTCTTCGCCGTTTAACTTCATATGAACACAAGTCTTAGAATTTTCACAAAATTTAGTTAAACTCATATTCGATAAAAAATAAGAACAACGCCATTCAAAGCCGCCACCGGACACCTTAAGCGGTTTACGCTCATCTTTTGCGAAAAGGTCTGAAACCGTGATAAAGTTCTGCATGAATTGAAATTCAAAAGAAAGATTATGAACGTAAACGACTAAACGCTGTTTATCATTTAAAGACATATGTTTTTTCAGTCGCGCAAGAAAAATCTGAAATTCTTCCCATGTACGACCAAATATTACCGCATCAATTATACAGAATTGCCAATGATACATAAAGCCGAATGGTGGCGTGTCGTAAATTTTTCTGGCGTGATTATCATATATAAAATGCGGTTCGATTGTCGTTGTCTCAATATCAAAGGCCGCCGGAATATTATAAGCAGAATAGCCGTATTTGCCTTTTTTTGTAACAATTTCACAGTCTGTAAAATTTTCATATGGAAAATCATTTATATTATATACTATCTCTTTAGATATTGAATTGTCTTTCAAAGGTACATTTATAATTTCCATTTTCTTAATCCTCGAAAGGTATAGCGTCTTTTTCAAGTTTCAAATATTCATATTTACTTATCTTTCCTTGCTGATACTGTTTAAACGCCGCTTGAATATCTTTTTCCGTGAATCCTTTTCCAAGTTTAGCAATGTAGTCGTCAATCGCTATCGGACTTCCCACAGCAGCTTTCATCTTATCATACATACCGGATTGCACAAACTCGTAAAAGTCGCGGTAATCATCATCCGTCTGTAAATTGACCTTATTAATTTCCGCGATTCTTTTTCCGTATTCAATAGCTTTCTCTTTGTAGCCACGAAGCGTCGAAGTTTCGGATTGCAAAAATTCTAAAACTTGTGAAAGTTCTTTTTCAAGATTCTTTTCAGCGGTTCGCTTTGAACTAGAAAAGAATTTCCTATTTTCGTCTTTCAAATATTTATTCGCTTTTTTCACTGAAAGCGCGGACAAGTCTTGCACTTTAAAATTCCGTAAACGTTTATTCGCGGTTTTCACGAGACTTTTCAAAAGTTCAACTTTTCCGTGTTCGTCGAAATCGTCAATTTCGATAGCGTTATAATCTCTTATCATAAAAAATCACCTCATACATATTATAACACATATTTTTTGAAAAAACAAGGCGGACATAAACGAACACAATTTCGAACACATGTTCCATTTCTCGGCTGTTCGCCGCTCGCGGACAGTCGAACTTTTGTTCTAATTTATTGACAGAAATCTTT